GCAGTCACACAAGCCGGTCAATTAAGTATTCGTTGGATTGAAAACAAACTGAACGAATACATGAACAATATTCTAAAAACAGAAGGAAACGATTATGTTATTGCGAGTGATACTGACTCCATTTATCTCCGTCTTGGAGAGTTGGTCGATTCGGTGTATGAAAAAGAGAGTAGAGATAATCAAAAAATCATCGCCTTCATGGACAAGGTCTGTGAGGCTAAGATTCAACCGTTCATTGACAGAGCGTATTTGGATTTGGCGAACTATGTTAGGGCTCATGCTCAAAAAATGATTATGAAGCGTGAAGCATTGGCAAATAAAGGTCTATGGACTGCCAAGAAGCGTTACGCATTGAATGTGTATAACAATGAAGGTGTCGCATACAAAGAACCAAAGCTTAAAGTGATGGGTCTAGAAATGGTCAAGTCATCTACGCCAAGTGTGATTCGTGTAAAGATGCGAGAAGTATTAAAGCTAATGATGAACGGCACCGAAGAAGATGTTTATAAATTTATTGAAGATTTCAAAATAGAATTTATAAATTTGCCTGTTGAAGAAATATCCTCGCCTAGAGGTTGTAATGGCATTTCTCAATACTCCGATTCGGCTACCTTGTATAAGAAAGGCACACCAATTCATGTCAAAGGCGCCATACTTTATAACTTTCATTTGAAAAAACTTGGCCTAGAAAAACAATACCCACTTATACAAGAAGGCGAGAAACTGAAATTCATCTATCTTAAAATGCCTAATCCCATTAAAGATACTGTCATTAGTTTTCCACAGAGATTGCCAAAAGAGTTTGAGATACAGCAGTTTATTGATTATGATACACAGTTTGACAAGGCCTTTGTTGAACCAATTCGTATTGTGCTAGATTGTATGGGTTGGAAAACAGAGAAACAGAATACTTTGGAGAATTTCTTTGGATAATATTCGTGTCATACAAACTGGCTTAGATGTAAGTAAAATTAAAAATGAGCTAGAATTATTTCCGCAAGATTGGGGTATTCAAACAGATATGGCTCACGCTGAGATGCTAGACCCTACTGTTAACCTAGTAAGTGCCAAAGTTTTACAATTGGTTGTAGGTGCGGTGAGAAATGCAAATGAAGATGCCAGAAATTCAGAGCTTTGTATTCCAACTCCTGCATGTGGTCATCACACCGAAATACTCCGCTGGGCATGGAAAACATTTGGTCGTTTTGCTCGTTGTGCCTTTTTGTCTTTGCCTGTTGGTAAAATAGTAGGCAAGCACATAGATGAAGGCACATATTACCTTACGAAAGACCGATATCATCTTTCCATTCAAGGCCGTTATAGATATAGTGTAGGAGATGAATCTGTGATTGTAGAACCTGGCACATTCCTGTGGTTTAATAATAAACTGCCACACGGCACCGAAAACATTGGTGATGAAACACGCATTACATTTGTAATTGATGTACCTCACGACCCAAAAAATCCATGATACAAGTTTGGCTACCTTTTTCAACAGCGATTGCTCTCTCAGGCATAGCCGCCTATTATTCAGTAATTGGCCTTGCACAGATATTTCCTGGTTCTTTTTGGCCAATTATCTTAATGGGTTCTATATTAGAGGTTGCTAAATTAGTAACAGTATCTTGGTTGTATAACAATTGGAATAATACTATACGAGTAATGCGATATTATTTTTTATCGGCCATCGTGTTACTCATGGTAATTACTTCAATGGGTATTTTCGGTTATCTTTCAAAGGCACATCTAGATTCTAATGTAATTCTTGGTGCAAATACAGTTCAATTAAAAACATTAGAAACGCAAGAGAAGATTGCGAAAGATAGGTTGACATATCTATTACAGAGAGCAGGCGACCCAGCAACAGCAAGCAATAAGATTGACAGGCAGATACAAGAAACACAGACAGAATTAAAACGAATTTCAACTGAGAAGTTGCCGTTAATGGCCGAAGAAAACAAACTATCAGCTGAGATAGGGCCAATTAAATATATTGCCGAGCTGTTTTATTCTAAAGATGATCCAGGTTTTATTGACAAGGCAGTAAGAGCAGTCATTATGATTATCATTGTTGTATTTGACCCGCTTGCCGTTCTGTTACTCATTGCCGCCAATCAAACATATAAAACCATTCAAAACAGTTCCAAAGAAGAGCCGATGCCTGTCAAAAAGGCAAAAAAGAAAAAAGTAGTTGACAACACACCACATATTAGTATAGAATCCTTTTATACAGACAGCAATAATGAAATAATTCCTAAAGACAAAATTACCAGATTAGATGGAGGTTCCTTTTAACATGAGTTTACTTGACAAACTAAAAAAGAATACAACGATTAAAGATAGTGCTATTCTTTCCAAATCAAAATTTTTTACCGACAAAGATGTAATACCAACTGATGTGCCAATGGTTAATGTGGCACTTTCAGGCTCACTAGATGGTGGTTTGGTGCCTGGCCTTACAATGCTTGCAGGCCCATCAAAACACTTTAAGACAGCATTTGCTTTGTTGATGGCTTCATCTTATACCAAAAAGTATAAAGATGCGGTAATACTATTCTATGATTCAGAGTTTGGAACTCCACAAAAGTATTTTGAAACATTTAACATTGATAAAGAAAGAGTTCTTCATACACCTATCACCGATGTTGAGCAACTAAAGCACGACATCATGGTTCAATTACAAGAACTAGGTAAAGACGATAAACTCATTATCGTTTTAGATTCAATTGGTAATTTAGCATCAAAGAAAGAAGTTGATGATTCCATTGAAGGTAAATCTGTTGCAGATATGACCCGTGCTAAGCAAATTAAATCATTGTTTCGCATGATTACACCACATCTTACAATTAAAGATATTCCAATGATTGTAGTGAATCATACTTACAAAGAAATTGGTATGTTTCCACGAGAGATTGTTGGTGGTGGTACAGGTTCTTATTACTCTGCTGATACGATTTGGATTCTTGGTCGTCAACAAGATAAAACCGCAGGTGAAGTTTCAGGTTATAACTTCATCATTAATGTGGAGAAATCTCGCTTTGTCCGTGAGAAGTCAAAGATTCCTGTAACAGTATCATTTGAAGGCGGTATTCAGAAATACTCCGGTCTTTTAGATGTTGCTCTAGAGGGCGGCTTCATACAGAAACCATCCAATGGTTGGTATGCAAAAGTTGACCAAGAAACAGGTGAGTTGGGTCAGAAGTATCGTGAAGCTGACACACATCATAAAGATTTTTGGGGAGACCTATTAAAAAATGAGAAGTTTAAAGAATATATTAATCAGAAATACGCTATCTCTTATGGAAGTATTATGCGAGAAGATGATGTTTTGGAAGAAACCGAAGATGCTTGAAGAAGGTAAAGATTTCGCCTTTGTTGACTTTAAGAATACCGACATCACAGGTATTCAAATCATCGCTGGTGAATATGAAGGTGTAGTTTATCATTATCATCAAGCAAAAATAGTTGAAGAAGGCGAAATGGCCAGATTAAAATTTGGTTTCACCATCGTTCATTCAGGTAAACATGATATTGACCTCTTGAAAGATGACGAGAATTTTGTTACAATCATGGGTGATATCTTAACACAAATATTAACAGAAAAAGCGAAAGCAGATGAGCAGATTAGAACAAACGATTCTCAAGAATTTAATTTATAACGAGGTCTACACAAGAAAAGTTTTACCTTTTATTCGTTCTGATTATTTTTCTGATGATGCAGAAAGAATTGTATTCAAAGAAGTATTTGATTTCGTAAACAAATACAAAAACTTACCTACACACGAAGCCCTTGTAATTAATTTTACCGAAACTAAATCGTTGACCGAACCACAAGTAAGGTCGGCGATTGAACTTCTCAACACTATCAAAGAAACAAAAGATGATACAGTAGAACTGGCTTGGCTTTCTGAGCAAACTGAGAAGTTTTGCCAAGACAAAGCCATCTACAATGCTATCATGGAATCTGTTGGCATCCTAGACGATAAACAATCTAAGAAGAACAAAGGTGAAATACCAAAACTATTAAGTGATGCTCTAGGCGTTTCGTTTGATAGTAATGTTGGCCACGATTACATTCAAGATTATGATTCACGATATGATTTCTACCATCGTGTAGAATCTAGGGTTAAATTTGATTTAGATATCTTCAACAAAATTACCAAAGGCGGTCTGCCAGTTAAGACACTCAATATTGCTCTTGCTGGCACTGGTGTTGGTAAATCATTGTTCATGTGCCATTGTGCAGCTGCCTGTATCAGTCAAGGCCTCAATGTTCTATACATCACATTAGAAATGGCCGAAGAACGAATCGCTGAGCGTATTGACGCCAATCAATTGAACTTGACGATGGATGAATTGCGTGTAATTAGTAAAAATGATTATGAAAGAAAGTTTTCAGTCTTTAAAAACAAAACGCAAGGCAAATTAATTATCAAAGAGTATCCAACTGCCTGTGCTTCGGTGCTACACTTCCGTGCCTTGTTGAATGAATTGGCTCTAAAGAAAACATTTAAGCCTGATATCATCTTTATTGATTATCTAAACATCTGTGCCTCTGCTCGTATCAAACCAGGTGGTAATGTAAACAGTTATACTTACATTAAATCTATCGCAGAAGAACTCCGTGGTCTGGCAGTAGAACATAATTTACCAATCGTTTCTGCCACACAAACAACTCGTAGTGGTTATTCCAATTCGGATGTCGGTCTAGAAGATACAAGTGAATCATTTGGTTTGCCTGCAACTGCCGATTTTATGTTTGCTCTAATCTCAAATGAAGAACTAGAATCTCTCAATCAAATGTTGGTCAAACAATTAAAGAATCGTTATGGTGATCCAAACTTATACAAACGCTTTGTGATTGGTGTTGACAGGTCTAAGATGAGATTGTATGATGCTGAACCATCGGCACAACAAGGCATCTCTGATTCTGGCCAAGATGAAAACATTCCTGATGTGCCATTGAATACCTTTGGTAATCGTGAGAGAAGGTTTAATAATAAATTTAACGACCTTAAAGTATGAGTTTAAATCTTCAGCAAGCCCAACATTGTGCTAAAGTGTTTGAAGATTACTTTGGTAACTTCAATCGTATTGATGAGTATATGCGTGAGCAGAAGCTCAACGCTTTAGCAGAAATGCCTTTTGCTTTGCCAGGTTGTGGTCCTGAAGAAGATTTGTTTAGTGATTTCACAATGAACCCACAAGATATGGAATTTGAGGTCGTTGAATTAGAACCATCAAGATGGCAACTATACTTAGATATCATCTCATCACACAATAACCTATCATCACCTGGCCGTAATGTTCGTTTGGCTGTATTAGAAAAGAAAACTCAAAAATGGGTTGGGTTTATTCGTCTTGGTTCTCCAACGATTATGATGAAACCAAGAAACGAACTTCTTGGATGTGTAATGACCAATGAACTAGAAACCGCACAGTCGTTTAATCGTGCTGCTGCCATGGGGTTTGTTATCGTACCATCACAACCATTTGGTTTTAATTATCTTGGCGGTAAATTGCTTGCCGCTATCTGTTGTTCACATGAAGTGCGAGAAATATTAGACAAAAAATACAAGATGAACACCTGCTTGTTTGAAACCACAAGTTTGTATGGCACCACAAAAGCTGTATCACAATATGATGGC